TACGGCAAAATCTTCTGGATTGATTCTGATATCTCATGGGATGTCGAGATGTTTCAAAAAGTCTTGGAGTCCGATTTAGATATCTTGGGTGGTCTTTATCAAACCAATCCAAATGGTCAGGTTGCTTGTGCAAACTTTGATGCCAAGGGTAGACCTACCCTAGTTAAAGAGACGGACTTCTTCATGCAGGACGAGCCAGTCGAAGTCTTTGGAATTGGGTTTGGCTTTATTGCCATGAAGTCTGGAGTCTTTGAAAACTGCGATAGACCTTGGTTCCGAATCAGAGGTGTCCAATGGGATGGTCTAGAGTTCGAGTGCAATATTGGTGAAGACTATTCTTGGTGTATGAACGCTCGACAGAATGGGTTTAAAGTTATGCTTGACCCGACTGTTAGAGTGAAACATCACAAAGAGATTATTTACGAATTGAGGCCATCTTGACGGATGAGTTAGATAGAACCTGTGGCTACTGCAACACAAATAGCCATGACATGTGCAGACCAAAAATAACGTGGTACGACAAAGTGTGGTACTGCAACTGTAAAGTCTGCTCAGAGGCAAAGAGCGAAAGCGAAGAAGGACAAGACTCCACCTCTAATGATTGATTATGTAATTAGACAAATCGACAGCAAATCTGCAAATGTTATGGTTGTCGAAAATCACTACCTCCATCGTAAAGCCAGCACGATGTTTGCGTTTGGCCTATTCGATAATGAGGAAATGATTGGTTGCGTAATCTATGGAAAGCCAGCATCACCAAGTTTGTGTGTAGGAGTTTGTGGTCCTGAAGAGTCAAGTAAAGTTTTAGAACTCACTCGCTTGTGGATTCAAGATGGGACTCCAAAGAACACAGAGTCGTATCTGATTGGTCGTAGCCTACGACTGCTACCTAAAGATAAAGATATAATAGTGTCCTACGCTGAAATAGGTGCAGGACATATCGGAATTGTTTATCAAGCCACAAACTGGAAATACACAGGAATGTCAGACCGTCATGTAGAATGGAGATTAGATGGAAAGTCTGGCTCTCACTCTCGCCACTTGTTCGATGAGCATGGAGGAGTGAATGGAGCAAAAGCATTCTATGGAGACAGACTCCAACGACATGAAAGACCAAGAAAGCATAGATATGTTTTCTTTAATACAACTTCAAAGAGGCGTAGAAAAGAACTACTAGCCAAATTGAAATACGAAATAAAACCATATCCAAAATTAGGAGACAAGACAGAATGAAAAACTGGATTAAGAAACAAATCAACAGCATCAAATATCGCAATGTTCGTAAGTTGACTGCAACCTTCGTTCGAGACGACTCTGGTCGTTGGGTGATTAACCCAGAGACTGGAACCATACTTAAAAAGACAGATGACCCTAAAGTAATTGCTGAGGCAGTGAGACAGAGCAACTTTAGGACTCAGCAAATCCTAAAGTCTATGATGTCCGATAAGACTTGCAAGTGTGGTGGAGACGGAATGTGTCCATGCGAAAACGGTAGCAGGATGCGTCACCCAGCAAAAGTATCTAAAGAAAACAAACTTCTAGTGGAGAAAAGTAAACCAACTACTCCAAAGAAAACAGCACCAAAAAAGAAGTAATTTCAAATCACTTTTAAAATCTTCCCCGAATTTTCAGTTCTCCCTGATTTTTCGGGGATTTTTTTGCCTTTGTAAATGAAAAAGGTACGCGACAGCCTCACCTCATCCAAAAATTCGTCCAATCGGTTTTTTTACTTGCCCTTATAGTGATAACTGTTAGGTTCTATAACCTAATGGAAGAGACACCTAAAACAGCAACAAATGGTTGCACAGTTCGGGTCAGGCGAGGAGCAGTCTCTCCCCAGCCTCCTCGTCTGGCTCACTAACTTAAGGACGTGGACGATGACAGACATAGACCCTCTCTTCGCTAAGCCTGAACTCGAGGCTCCCGATATCCAAATCGATACCCCAATTAACCTACGTCCAAATCTATCAGATTACGGCATCGAAGAAACCGACCTCGGTATCTGTGAAGATACGTTTGAAAATCGTCAGGCCCTACGTCGAGCCAAACTTAACTGGCTTCCTGTCTATGCAGTAAACGGAGTTCCGACGGGTCTCATCCAAGCCCTTTCAGCCGAGATGCAAACTCAACAACGTTTGCTATCTATTACCGAAAAGCAAGCAATCCTATCTAACCCTGCGTCGAAGAACTCCGACTACCTAACAGGCTACGACCTTCTTGCAGAATCTGCAAGCGACGTCGTCGTTCCCCCTTGGGTACTAGGGGCAACGAAGGCGTGGGCCAAACAGTCCAACGAAATTGACGCCACTGGCCTCGAACCTAAAAAACGTCTACCCCTTCCTGCCCGTTGCAAGGCCATCAAGGATGACGGCGTACGTTGCCAGTTATGGACTGGCGGACGTCCACAAGATGACGGCTTCTGCCGAGTTCACTTAGGGTCCTTACGTAATAAACCGACCGACTCAGTAGAACGTGCCCGAGCCAGATTAACCCAAGCAGCACCGACGGCTGTTGACACTCTGGAACAATTAATGGATTCCGCTGAGAGCGAACCCGTTAAGTTGAAAGCGGCGACCGAGATTCTTGACCGTGCTGGCGTGCGTGCTGGTTTTGATATAAACACGGACGTCACTCTTGACGTACGCCCTGCCGCTTCCATCATTGCCGAACGTTTGCAACGGATTGCCCAAAACGCCATCGACGCTTCGAACAGGGAAGAAGAGAGACGGACGGCTATACTTAATGAAAACAAGAGCGAAGACATTGTTGACGCAGAAGAGGTAGTCGAAGATGTCAGCCCTTAATGATATAATTGAGATGGCAGCATCTCTAGCCGAGCAACTCCACGATGACGTTCGGCTTGCGTCGACTAGACTTGAACACATACGATTAACGGCACGTGCAAACGAAGCGGTTAATCTTCTCCACGAACTCCAATCTTTAACGGAAGAGACAAATGATATTCCGAAAGCCGACGGCTAAGGTCGACAGGTTTGTAACACAAGCCTTAAGTTACAACGGGTACGTGGCCCGAGAAGGCCGAGACAATATCTTCGGCGAGCGATTGGGAACAAACGGCTTGCCTTGGGACGGTATGTTCATTGACGTTGTGGCCCGTGAAGTCGGCTTGCGATTGCCCGTTATGTCACAGACGCCCGTTGCACTGAGCACCTTTCTTAAACACGGACGGTTATACAATAAACCGCAACGGGGTGACATCGTGTTCTTCGAAACGTCGACGGTATCGGATTACGGCGTGCCACATGTGGGTATTGTTATTGACGGCTCGCGTTGGGAGACGGATGGTCTGGTCGAGACCGTTGAAGGTATGACGGCCAGTCCAATTCAACGGCAAGCGAATGGGAACAACGGGGTATACCAACGGATGCGTTTTAGTTACGAGGTCCTTGGGTTTGGACGCCCGTTCAACCCAACGGGTAAGGTAGTGAAGTCCACAGACTCAACGGTGCCCGTTATCAACGTTGGTCAGTTGCGTGCAGGTTCGAAGAACAAATTCGTGGAGCGTGTGCAACTTGCATTAAGCATGGTCGTCGACGCTAAGTATTTGGAGCGTGGTCACTTTGACCCGAAGACCAAATACGCTTACGCTCGTTTCCAAAGAACTCTGGGCTACGCCCAGTCCAGAGCAACTGGCGACGTCGACTTTGAGTCGCTTCAGATTCTCGGAGAGATGACGAACCTCTTCACTGCGAAGCAGTAATACATACCACAAACCACTGACATTCAACGGCCAGAGATTACAAGGGCCGCCGCTTTTTTCACCCCGTTTTTTGGACGGCTGAAGACGGCCGACGCTCCACGGTTATTACATAACGGCTTGTGTGTTACAGCGAGAAGACCGAGCGGCAGTCTTCTGAAATTAATCTTGGCCGAGGTATCCCGATTCTTACATAACGGCTTGTGTTATAGATGAGCCAGGCTTCCATCCCGGCTGAGCATAACGGCTTAAGTTACAAACGGCACGGGACCTGAAGCGGGGGGTTCAAGTTTTGTAACGTAACGGCTTGCGTTACAGACGGATGACTCACAAACCGCCTTGCGAAATTCAACGGCTTGGGTGTAGAGTGAAAAACAACAACGGCTCGGGATACGAGCCAGAACGGATTGACGGATATGACTTTTGACGAGTGGCTAGCCATCGGATACGAAAACGGATGGGTCGGCGTGCCAGTGTGCTATACGCATGACGGCTTGCCAACATCGGCAAGCGAAGACGAGGAATTCGAGACGGGTGACCCTTGCATCAATGTGGTACGTCTGTACGAGTCGACGGACGTCAAACGGATGGTCGAGGAGAACCACTCTCCGAGCGTTTGGAGAGCGTCGAACCTTGGTCTGTCTATAGAGGAGTGACCGACTCAACGGTTGCGTAAATCACCCTTCTGAGGATGTTTTATGATAAACCTATGAGACACATAGAACTTCACACAATCGAGTCCAGCAAGGATGTCGTTACTGCTAACCAGATTGGTTTCAAAGTTGATAACGCTGAAACCTGCGAGGAATGTTTCCAGCAAGTTGGTGAAAGTCCAGTAAGCAAGAAGTTCGCCCCCTTTGTTCTCGCCTTAGATGATGAGGCTGAATGGGTTGTTTGTTTCGAATGTGCGTCTCCTATTCTCTGATGTAAATCTGGGGTGAAAAACTACCTACCCCTTGTTTAGCCTTCGACACGCTAAAAACTTTTTCTATAATGGACTTGACATTAGCCTCCTAAACTGCGACAATAGAAGTGAAGGAGATAAAATGAAAACAATTTCGAAGTCTAAGAAGTCCACCAGTCCAGCGAACGAGGCGAAGTATCAGCGTCTCTGGGATGAAATGAAACGCGTCTCTCACGAGGCTCTGGCTAGTGCCACCCCTCCAACTCCAATGATTGTTGGGTCGCCATCTACTCCACTTGGTAGCGATGTAGACCTCACCAAGAAAACTTGGTATGTTGCTGATGGCGTTTGTGGCTTTGCGTGGGTCGTGCTTGATTCTGGTCGAACTGGATTTGCTCAATGGCTGATAAAGAAGGGCTATGGCTCTAAGCATTACCAATGGGGAGGTGGCTACAAGGGTGTTTCCATCTGGCTACACTCACGAGAAGGGTTCGCTGAAACTCGTCAGTCGCTACAACTCAAAGAGCAGGTCTGTAATAAGGTCGCAAATTACCTTCGCTCTGAAGGTATCTCTGCTCGATACGAATCGAGAATTGACTAAAGATTCTTTGCGAATGAACTTGACATTAGGTTCAACCTGTGTAATACTAGAAGTATGGAAAAGATAGCAGAAATGGAAGGGGTCAAAATGACTACTGCGAAAACAAAGAAGGATTCAGTTGGTAAAGCACTTTACCTTGAATTCAGAAAAGACCAATACACATACCAAGTGATTATCACGCCTCACGCAATTTCGTTCGAGAATGAAATTGTCAGTCCAGCGTTTATGCGAAGGAGGGTGTCCATCTGGCATCCACGCAGAAATTGGCAGATTGACAAATTGTCTCGTGCGACAGTTCCGTCTCGTGATGCCTATGGTGCTTTTGAAAGTAATCCAGTTGAGGTTGGCGTTGAAAATTATGCCGAAAACATTTATGGATACATCAAAAGTCAGTTCAACAATTTGCTCGTTCAAGATTGGAAACTCTACGAGCGACCATTGGTAGTTGAATTCTCATACGAGGATTTGAGTGCCATCCAAAGTGGTAAAACTCCGAATCAACTTTATCGCAGAATCGAGCGTTCTCGAAAAGCAGTTTCGTGGTCTGAATCACTATTCAATGAAGTAGCAGTCTAGGAAGGAGACTAAACTTATGAGTGAAATAAATACAACAGTTGGATTCCACGCTGACTTACCAGATGCCCTTCGAGGTGTCTTTGGTCAAGCAGTCAATGGACATTATGCCGACAAACTAAATCGTTTCTATCACGAGGATTCAGGTCGTGCTGTAATCCGAACTCGTGGTGCGACTACCGAAAAGAAGGTGCGTGGCGTGGTCAATGCTGAACCAATGACTGGTGAGAACATTTATGTTCGACCTAATGGTGAGACTTACACTAGCCGAGGTTGGGGTGAACACGCTGACATTGAAGTTCTACGCAAGGGTAGAATTCTCAAGCAGTATGCGTTGCTCTATGGACCTCCGGGAACTGGTAAAACTGCGTTGCTTGAGGCAGCCTTCGGTGATGATTTGCTTACCATCATTGGAACTGGAGATACAGAAGTTGCCGACTTTGTTGGTGGCTACATTCAAACTCCAAGTGGTGGATTCGAATGGATTGATGGTCCACTTGTTCAAGCAATCGAGCAAGGTAAAGTTTTGCTGATTGACGAAATTGGATTGATTGACCCTAAAGTTCTTTCTGTGGTCTATGGTCTGATGGATGGTCGTGGTGAACTTCGTATCACACAGAATCCAGAGCGTGGTGTCGTAAAAGTTCAAGAGGGATTCTATGTGGTCTCTGCTACGAACCCTAATGCTCCGGGTGTGAGATTGTCAGAGGCTCTATTGTCTCGTTTCGGAATTCAATCTGAAATGGGAACTGACTGGACAATCGCAAAGAAGTTGGGTGTTCCTGTGCCTGTGATTACTGCGAGCCAGAATCTCGCCAAGAAGTATGTTTCTGGTGAGGTCTCGTGGTCTCCACAGATGCGAGAAGTTTTGACATTCAAACTCCTTGCCGAAAACTATGGGACTTCGTGGGCAATCTCAAACTTGATTGCCTCTGCCCCTGAACTTGACCGACCTGTGGTTGCCGATGTATTCTCACGAATCTTTGGCGAGGTCGTTCAACCAGCCAAAATCTAGTCTCCTTCCAGACTAGGTTCTGGTCGAGGGGAATGGGTCGAAATTTATTTCCTCGTTCCCCTCAACTAAACTTGACAAACTAAATCGTTTGTGCGACAATTGAAATGTAAGAGATTTTATTAGAAAGGTTGGTGGTGCCAGATGGCTCACTTCGCTACTACGCTAGAGATGCGTAAAACAACTCCCCACGAATGGCTACGCTTTGGTGCTGATGTGGGTAGGTTAGTAAATGACTGGTCGTTCCGAACTGACCTAGTTGTAAATTTGGGTGAGGAAACTTCTGCCCCTGCCCCTGCTCTTTTCAATCCTGCTACTGCCGAGATTGAAATCAACACAAAGGTTGCCTTTGGTGCTGGCGTTTCTGCTGGAGACATTGGAGACATTACCAAGCGTAGAACTCAACTTGAATACGCTAAGGGTGCTGGTGCGATTTTCCACGAGGCACTCCACGCTCGTTTCACTCGCTGGTCTTTGGAGGATGCGTATAAGGCTCTAACTCCTGATGTGTATCAAGCACTCCACAATTTGGAGGAGGGTCGCATCGAGGCGTTTGGTGTTCGCACTTCACCTGAACGACAAGTTCTACTTCGTGCTTGTGCGATGGGAATTGTAATTGGAGACCTTGAGAATCACATTTCCAAAATTGCGAATGTTCGTGGTGCTGGTCTCTTGGCTGCTTTGACACTTGCTCGTGTTGATGCTGGCGTTCTAAAGCAGAGCGACATTGAACCAGTCATTCCAATTCTTGAAGGCATTTTAGGTGTCGAGGTTCTTGCTAAGTTGCGTGAGGTTTGGATTCAGTTCCAAGCACACGACATTCACAACAACGCAACTGAACTTTATGCTCTTGCCGAAAAGTGGGTAAAGATTCTTGACGAGACCTCAATCGAAAAGGGTGAGCCTCAAGGAGAATTCCCTCCGATTATTTGTGGCTATCCATCTCCATCTGGTAGTGGCACTCCAACTCCAACTGGTGGAAGTTCTCCAACTCCAACTCCAACTCCATCTCCAACTGGCGAGGATGAATCTGAATCAGAACCAGAATCTGGTGAAGGTGAAGGTGAATCTGAATCAGAAGGTGAAGGTGAATCAGAAACTGGTAAACCAGAATCTGGTGAAGGTGAATCTGAATCAGAAGGTGAAGGTGAATCTCTATCCCCACTTGAGCAGATGATTCAAGATGCTCTGAACGAATCTAAAGACAATGTTGATGTTTCGAATCAGTCTGACTTAGATGATGCTCTTACTCAAGAGGATTGGAAAGAGGCTACCGAGCAAAGAGAATCTAGAGCGAAGGATAAATCCACTAGCGAAAAGATTGCTCAAAAAGTTTTCTCAAAGACAAGTGGACCAGGTGATGATTCTGGAACTAACTCTCGTTTGATTGAAACTCGTAAGCCAACTTCTGACGAGCGTATCTCTGCTGTTCGTGTTGCGAAGGCTTTGGAAAAAGCAAAGTATCGTGAGCGTGATGTGATTGAGGTCAATTCAGTTCTGCCTCCGGGTCGCCTAAGAACTCGTGCGTTAGTTCAGGGTCAAGCACAAAAGGCTCGTGGCGTTCACACTCCAGTTGATGCTTGGTCGAGAACAATTCGTAGAATGACTGACGAGCCAACTCTTACCATTGGTGTTGCTGTGGACATTTCAGGTTCGATGGGTGGTGCTATGAATCCGATGGCGACTACTGCTTGGGTTCTATCCGAGGCTGGTCGTAGGGTTCAAGCAAAGACTGCGATGGTCTACTTCGGCAATTCAGTTTTCCCGACATTGAAGGCTGGGCAACACTTGGAGGATGTCAAGGTCTACTCGGCACAGGATGGAACGGAGGAGGCTGTTGAGGCGTTCAAGGCTCTTGACGGTTCTCTCGACCTAATGTATGGCAAGGGTGCGAGACTGATGGTGGTTGTATCTGACGGATACTATCGGCACGAGATTCGTGGTGAGGTCAGAGACTTCATTCGCAAGTGCCACGATAACGGTGTCGCTGTTCTATGGCTGACATTCGACAACGGAGGTTCGGCTCGTGGTTATCTTGAGGGAACGGATGCTCAATTGGTTTGTGCCACAACGGAACAGTCGGCAAGCGAGATTGCGACCATTATCGGTCAAGCATCAGCGACTGCTCTTGAGAAGGTCGGCAAGCGAAACGGATAAACGGATTCGTGTCGGCTTGCGTAAAGTGAGCCGATACGATACCCTAGAAATGTGAACCGATAATAAAGTCGGCAAGCGATAAGAGACGGAAGGAAATAAACGGATGGGTCAGTATCACAAGTTAGTAAATCTAGATAAGCAAGAGGTCGTAGACCCTCACGGTATCGGATTGTTCAGCAAGCAGTATGAGCATACTGGAATCGAGGGAAGTCTAGCCGATGCTATTTATTTGCTCGTAATGAGTTCACCGAATAGTGGTGGTGGTGATTGGCCTGGGACTGTTGTTTCTGGTCGCTGGTGTGGAGATAGAGTTGTGGTCTTAGGTGATTACACACAAGAGATTCAAGGCTACGAAGGTGATGCCTCAAAACTTTATGGTGAATCTCAAAACTGGTTGGACATCTCTGGACTTGTTCGAGAGGCGTTTACCAAAGTGTTCCCAATAACTTACAAGTTGGAGGAGAAAACTTTAGGTGGCGAACCTTACACAGACATAAGTAGGGAAACTGTTGGCAGTTGGTAAGTGATAACTAAATCACAAAAGAATTCACGAGTTTAGGCTCGTGGATTTTTTTTATCCAAATTACAAGGGGGCCGCCTTTTTTCACCCCGACTTTTTATCGTTTTTGGCTGTGGCATAAGCCTTATGTGTCAGACCAAAATGTCATAGGTGCGTGCTAAGATACCAAAACTTGACACAGAAAAAAGTTCTATAAATGAACTTGACTTTTGGATACTAACCTGCGACAATAGAGATGTAAGGAAAAAATAACAACTACGAAAGGAACTGCCAATGCCAAACTGGGCGACTAATGATGTTGAGGTCTATGGAAACAAAGAGACCCTAGAAAAAATCCTGTCTGATGGCAGACAAGGAACACACAAAACTTATTCTGATTGGAATCGAGAGAAGGGCGAATACGATTCGTTCACAGAACACCCAAACAAATTTTCGTTCCAGTCTCTAGTTCCAGCACCAAGCGACATACCTTTTAGCAAGGTCTACAAGGCTGGCGAGGATAACAAAGACCACGCTGAAAGTTTTGCTAACGCTATTGCTGGCAACTTGACTTATGCCTACGACAACCTCTACGACTGGCACTTAGCCCATTGGGGAACTAAGTGGGACATAGGACAAGATGAAGTTTATCTTGGCGAGGTCGAGCAATCTGGAGACGAATTTGTTTTCAAAATTGGATTCAATACTGCTTGGTCTCCAGCGTGCCAATTCTGGAACACACTATCCGAAAAGTATGGCGTTCGTGTTGTGAACAACTACTACGAGGAGGGTATGGATTTCATTGGAACTTTTGAAGTTGATAAGGGCGAGATTCTAAATGATTCTTGTGTTCCAATCTCAAACGAGATGTGGAAAAAGGCTGGTGCTGTGTTCCGTAAAAATGGTGAAATGATTTGGGGCGAGGCTGAAACAGACCTCTCCGTAAACTTTCCGATTTACGCTTGATGTCAGAGGCTACCAATAGAATAAAAATGTAAGGGTCTTTTGAAAGGAGACAAAATGGAAAACATAGGAGTTCACACAGAGCCAGTAAAGGTTCAACTACTATCAGAGCCAATCACTTTTGACTTAGGGCGTGAGTGTCAAATCACAATAGACACTTTTGTAAATGCCGATAAAGAGAGTGTCTACCGAGTGAAGTGGATTGACTACATTGCTAATGAGTGGAACGAGTATTTCGGAAGTCTCTCGTTAGCGTTTGCTCGTGTCGCTGTTCTTAGTGCGTGCTTTGAGTTTGAGATGTCAAATGACGAAAACGAAAAACTTGGTTTCCGAAATGACCCAAGCGTTTTTGCCGACCAAGCACACAGATTCATAGATGGGCAGGTGATTTAGTTGAACGACTTTATCGAAAGAGTGGTGCTGGTCGCTAGGTCTGATGGACAACGAGGCAGGTTCGGCTACAAAAAGAAATACACAATCTCTCGCAGAGGCGATTCAGTAATCGTTCGCTGGGGTCGAGAAAACTTGCCAGAGTATACCTATCAAGAGCAACGAAAAGATTTTCCTAGTGCCGAACTTGCGAAGGCGTTTGTGATTGAGCAAGTGTATAAAAAAACAGACAAAGGTTATGAAAGGGCTGGTGTCTAATGTCAGAAACAAAAACTAAAACACGGAAAAAAATAATCGGCTATTGTGCTGTTGATTCTGGACAGATTCTAATTACCGACCCAAGTTATTTTGCCGATTGGAAACAGAACAAGATGGGCGATACAGGCAAGGGAGATTATTCTTGGTCGGGGGCTTGTGCTACAACGCTTACGGAGGAACGAGCAGGGCAACTGAACTTTGTCGCTGGACACGCTGGGGCTGGTGTGGTATCTAGTGCTGGACTAGGAGACGGATACTATCCTGTTTATGCCACCTATGCCGACTTAGGCGATTGGGGCGAGAGAGTTGTGAAGTTGGAGATTGTGTTTGTAGATGAAAAAGATTTTGACTTTATAGCATAAGCCACCGACACGGAGAACGAAGGTTGAGAAATTCAGCCTTCGTTTTTTTTTATATCGCAGATTTTTTTTCCGAAAAGGTCGGGTGAAAAAACCACTACCCCTTGTTCCGAATAAAAAAAGTTGCCGACACGCTTGACTTTTGATTGGGATTGTGGTTCAATAGAAGTGGAGGAGATAAAAATGAAACTAATGACAAAAGAGATTCAAAAGAAATTCGAGACTAAGCCGATTGGTTCAGGCGAATCAGTAGGTCTAGATGCCGAGGTAGTTGTAAAGTTTTTCACCCCTTGGGCTAACTGGACTTGGTATGCCACAGAATTTGATGGCAAAGACGAGTTCTTTGGGCTTGTAGATGGATTTGAAAAAGAACTTGGGTATTTCTATCTAAGTGAATTGGAATCCCTCTCTGGACCTTTTGGTATGAAAGTCGAACGAGACCTTCATTTCGGGAACAAAAAACTTTCGGAACTTTACTAAAAAAAGTTGCGAATAGACTTGACACCAGTTGCCAAGTTTGGTATCCTAAAAGAGTGGCAGGAGTTGCCACGAAACGACAAAAAGAAAGAGGTAGTGAGATGTCAAAGACTATCACCCCAACAGAGTTCGGAACTAGCGTTGAAGTTGGATTCGACAAAGAGACACGAAAAGCATTGGCAGATTTTGTCGAGGCTAGTAATGCCGAAAAGATTGCCAAGGAACAGAAGGCTAGTGCCGAAGTTATCTTGCGAGCAAAGTTAGGCGTTCACGAGGTAGCAACAATTGGAGGCGTTCCAGCGTTCAAGATTGCTCACCGAAATCGCACAGACATAAAGCGAGATGTTTTGAAGGATTCGTTCCCAGAAGTCTTTGCCGAGGTCTCATACAGCAATCCTTACGACTTTATCTCGGCTGTAAAGTAGAGATAAAAGTGGTGGCTAGTTCTTGCCTCTCAATTCTCCTAGCCACCCACCGAGACCCTACCGAAAAATTCCCTCACGAAAATTCGGTAGGGTTTCCCATTATGTCTGATAGTTGTGATACAATAGAACTAGGAGGAAATAAAAAATGCGAAAACTAGACAGAGCAAATAAAGCGAGGCGAGATTTAGAATCTCTCAAACTTGCGATTCTTATGCGTGAGCGTAATCGTTCGGGTGCTAATGGAACACACGCAGATAAAAGAGAAAAGCGAATCCGAACTCGCCAATCCAAAAAACTTCAAGCCCTGAAAGATTGGGCTTGATTTTTTTACAGGGGTAGCCCCTTTTTCACCCCGACATTTCTGTTGGGGCTTTCGTTTTTGTTCCGTAAGATAGTGCTGGACTGGGCTGGGCTGGGCTAAATGTCAGAGGTTGCCGATAGTCTAATAGTGAAGGGAGTTCCAATGAATAAGTATCTGTGCTTTTACAGGAATCGCCAAGTAGAGATTATGGCTGAAAGTTCCGAGCAAGCAAGGCAAAAGGCTTTGTCGAGATTTCAAAAGAAGGCTGGAGGTCGCAAGGTAAAGCCAAGCGAAGTCTTTGTCGCAGTAGTGAGCCTCGCAAGTTTGTAAAGAACCCAAGCAGTCAGAGCCGAGAGAAATCTCGGCTTTTTTCTTATGCTGGGAGGGCAGAAAGTTCGTTTGGTGGGGTGAAAAAAGTAGCACCCCTTGTTTTTGGCTTTGCCGAGACTTTTGCCGAAAAAAGATTTTGTAATAAATAGTGTTTTCCTCTTGACAAATCACCCTAAAACTGTAATACTATAAGTGGAGGAGGTGATTGAGATGGCAGATTGGTTTTCAGCAGAGGCAATAGCCGAGCGTAAGGCTCTTTACGAGGCGAAGGTTGCTCGCGACAAGAAGGCAGAGGAAGTTCGAGAGAAGTTCTTTGGTGTGTTCAAAAAGGTTTTCAAGTTCGCTTAGATTCAAATGTCGGTGGTTGCCGATAGTCTAAAAATGAAAGAGAGGAAAACAAATGGAAAGTTATTCAGTTCGAGTTTGGATTGCCAACGAGGATAACAGGGTAGATAAGATTCTGTTGAAAATGAAAAGTTGGGAATCTGCTCTTGCTTTTGTTCAGAGATTCAACGCTGATGAAATGAACAAAGAGGCAAAACTGTTTGCCTTCGTGGAGGCAGAGTAAATCTAAATGTCGGTGGTTGCCGATAATCTAAAATTGTAAAGAGAGAGGAAATAAAAATGGCTAAACCAAGTGTGAAGTTAGTTCGAGACTGGCAGGTAGTTTTTTCTAGTGCCGAAGTTGAAGTTGGGTTCGGTAGTGCTGTGTTCCAGAACGACTACTGGTATGTGTTTGATAAGAAGGCAAAAAAGAAAAAGTATTTCTACGGAGAAATGGCTCACTCAAACGCTAGGCGTATCGCAAGCGACTTAGACTTTAGGGCTTGGGGTCTCTAATGTTCCAAGAGCGTAAGGGCGACCAAGAGCGAGCAGAAATGTTTGCTCTTGGATTGCTCAAAGATGAATTTTCGGAACTGATTTTAGTTCCGTGTCGAAATCCAAAAAAATGTCCGACACACAATCCACAAAAAAGAAAGAGTAAAATCAAATGTCAGAAACAGAAAAATTAGATTCAGCCTTTTATACAAATGGACCCGGCACAGAAGTAGTCTGGGAACAAGAAGGTTGCGACTACTATGTAGTTCGAAATGGTGAAATGCGAATCCACGCCACGAGAGATGATGGCAGTATCGAAGTCATAAGATACACAGACCAACTGGAGAGATTTGGAATTACTAATGATAAAGAACTTGCCGAGTGGACAAACAAGGGCGAGGAAGTTTTCTCTTGGGAAAATAATTCTTGGTTTGAGGTTTACACGGAGAAGGATACGGAATTCTTTTCAGAGCCGATACACGACCTTCAACAAGCAATCAAATTCGCAAAAGAATTTCGGGAATAAATCCTAAATAAAAACTGTTGTATCTAATGAGGAGGAAATAAAAATGGCGTATGAAAATCCAATCGACCCAAAAGTAAATCTAAAGACACAAGAAGGAATCCGAGAATTCTTGGAGTGGATTTACGACCCCGAAGTTGATAAAGCGTTTGAAAAGTTCAACAAGGAAAATGGAGATAGCAATGAGGAATAAACTAACCCCCGAACGAATTGCCGAACTGGATAAGTTCCAACTAAACAAAACTTTCGACCTGATTAGGTTCGGTATGTTGGCTGGAATTATTCCGTGGCAGAATCGCATAACTATCACTCGCAAGGTTCGCAGATTGAAATCTGAAATCTAGAATCTAAAATCTAAAACATAAGAATCCCAAGTTCGCTTGGGATTTTTTTTGTATCCGACTTGACAAATAAAAGTTTTCTTGTATAAATAAAAATGTCGGGTGAAAAACTAGCCACCCCTGTAAGTGTGAAAAACCAGCCGCCCCTGTTGTTTGCCTGGCTGACTGCCGTTTGCTTTTATTACATAAGCCTTATGTTCCAGTTTTGATGAGCCGTAAATGTCAGGGGTCTATGGTAAGAGATTGCCGATTTCTCTGTTATGAAACTGTTATAATAAACTTTCATAATTTATTCAAATAACCTTGCTTTGTCAGTCCCCCCTGCTATACTAAAGATGTGAGGGAAAGAGAGGTGATGTTGATGAGTGATTTCGTTGAGGTCGGTTTCAATGCCGATGTTCGTAAGGCTCTTGCTGATTTTGTTGCTGGTAAGCAACTAGAGGCAGAGGGCAAGGCTAAGAAGGCTCAAGCAGAAGTGATTTTGCGTGAGGCTCTTGGTGAGGCAAAGGTCGCCAAGATTGGTGGCTCTGTTGCGTTCAAGTTAGTAAATGGTTCTAATCGTTCTGCTGATTTGAAGGCTCTTGCTGAGAACTTTCCAGAGGCGTATGAGGCAGTAGTTCGTGTTGCCAATTATGACTTCGTTCGGGCTGTCTAAGTTCGTTCCCCGATTCCCCAGTCGAGAGGCTGGGGGATTACCAATGTCAGAGGTGGCTGTTATTATAAAAGAGTAGAGAGAGGAGATTCAAATGGCAAAGGTCAATTATGTTTATGTGTTTGATTGTGTTGAGTGCTACGGATTCTTTGGAGAGCAGAGCCTAACTAAAGAGGGCAAGTTGGTTTGTCCTAATTGCTTAGGCGAGCAATGGAAGGATTCTCCGTATGTTGAAAAGGTCAGGGTTCTTTATGAGGTCAGACCATTTCAGCCAGTAGAACTTGAAGGGGGGTGGGTGCTATGAGCAAAGTTTACAGAGTGGGTCTTATGTTTGAGTTCGAGCCAGAAGGCGAACACGAAGATTTGTTTGAAGGTAAAGACGAAGAGCAGATGATACGAAGTATGAAGGCAATGGTGTCGGAAGACATAGTTCGCCTTGTGAAATACAACGAAGAGTATGAATCTCTACAAGTCGAAGTCGTTGAGGTTGATGACTAAAACATAACAAACTGAACTCCGTGCGAAAGCACGGGGTTTTTTTATGTCGCAGAAAAAAATTCTGGTTTTGCTGGGTGAAAAAAGAGCCGCCCCTGTTGTTTCAAAAGATTTTCAAGAAACTTTCGGATTGGGGTTGTTTTGTCTGACTAACCTGCTATACTAGAAATGTAAGAGAGAGGAAAAAAATGGCAGTTTCAATTTGGTATCGAGAAGATGTTTCAGAACAAGAGTGGGCAGACTACGCTAACGCTTGCGAGAAGAGGGTCGAAGAAATTTACGAGGACAAGCACCGAATCCTTCAAGATGACGGATACGCCTTCTATCACGAACAAATGGCTAGTAGCAAGAGGCGTGAGGCTGACTTGGCACGAAACCACGGAATAGACTACGAGGTCGGCTTAGTGGACTTAGAGGGCAACTTGGTCGAGGCTAAGATAGTCGAAGGCAAGTATGGTTCGGTCTGGCGTGTTCAGGTTGGCGAAGGGGTCGAGTGGGTCAATGTCTCACAGGCACAAAAGTTAGAACGCAGACAGGCTTTCTATCGTAGCAAGGGCTACCAGTTAGCAAATGTTTACTATCACTTCGCAGAAGGTAAGCACGGATTCTACCCAATCAAACAGCGTGGAGTGGTCGAACTTCAAATCATTTCATAGTTCAAAAATTACATAACACATACCACCGACATTGCGTTCGGTGGTATTTTTTACAGGGGTATAGGTTTTTTCACCCCATCTTTTTTTATTTACACACACTCCAGCAAATTTGTCAAGCACGGAAATAAATAAAAATAATTGTCTTTTATGCTTGCTTTCATTTTATTTTCTGTTATACTGGAAATGAAGGGAAGGTAGAAATGGGAAATAAAATGACTGAAAAGCAATGGAAATTTCTAGGGCGTTTGAAGAACGAGCGATACGCACCGAATCTGGTTGCGAAGTATGACGAGTTCCTTGCGACAGACCTAAGCAGTAAAGGTGCTAGTGAACTAATCGAGCAGTATCTAAACTCACCGAAGAAGAGTGAGAGTCCAGAATACAAAGCGATACTTGCTGAAGAGCAGAGACAGATTGAATTGTCGAGACAGAGAATCGAAGACAAGCGAAGGGCTGAAGAGGCAAACTGTGAGGTTTGTAAGAGTGGACACCCAATCCCACATTTCAACTGTAATTTCGAGGGCAGAGTTGGACACGGAAGACATTGTTCGGCTGACTTGTGCTTTTAGAGATTTGTTTGGTATACTAAAAATGAAAGAGGAGGAATAAAGTGAAGGTAATTTACTTAGTAGAAATTCAAGGTCAGGGATTCGCCCCATTTGAATTCGCAAATAGAAAGTTGGCGAACGATTACGGAATTGGAATCGTATCTTGGTCTGGTCGTAAGTGGCGTGTTGTGCCGAAGAGAGTAAAAGTAGAAAAGGTGGAGGAGTAAATGGAAAGAGTAGTTTGGGTAGATTACATCTGGAAAGATGAAGAAGTGTCTGGCGATACAGACGCGATGGTAATTATCCTCAATGACCCTAAGTTGATGGAGAAGATGGTCGCAGACGAAAGTTTCGACCAGCGTGTCTGGTTTTATTTTCAAGACGAGGCAGAGTATCAGCGAGCCTTCGACCCGAATGATGAAGAGTTCGACTTTACAATCGTTCGAGAAATTGAAGAAGATAAGTTTGACTCTGGCGAATAAATCTGTATAATAGAAATGTAAGAAGTTTTCTTGAAAGGGGAACTAAATGAATCTTTACATCTCACCAGAAGTGGCAAGCCTTATGGAAGAGGCAAGGGAGTTCCACTTGGAAAATCCTTGTAGCAATGCTGATTGCGATTGCCGAGATAAAAACGAAGAAGAAGGAGATAACTAAAATGGATAAATTTTACGAAGACAGAGAAAGAGATTTTTTTGTTTGGTTTGATAAGGCACAAGCCATAGCAGACAAACACGAAGTTTCAATCTACACAGTTTACAACGCCAGACAAATCTGGGACTTTGCTTACACAGCAGGGGCTTTACAAAACGCTAAAGAAGAAAAGGTGGACAGCAATGAGTGAGAGACAAATACTTACAGACGAACTAAATAGTTTTTACGAAAATGTAATCGTAGACTTGCTCGATTCAATTCAAGAAATGCGTGAGACAGGGGATTACGATGAATCAACCCTAGAGGCGTTAGAGTGGCGAATCTCTCCACCAGTAGAAGTGGAGGGCGTGTAATGTCAGAAATTGAAAAAGCGTTATTCAACATTCTCTCGGAATTAGTTTCGAGTAATGCGATAGACCCAGTAGTTGCCGAAGAAGTTTGGGAAGGAGTAGTAAATGTCTAAGTCAGTTGAAAATGTAGTAGACCTGATTGGTCAGTATGTCAATGGTCAGATAGTTATGACTTGGGATACGAGACAAACTGCCGAACAGTATTTAGAGATTCGAGAGATGAACGATGAGTCTCCAGAATTTACTGTTGAAGAGTTCGTTGAGTATTTGAAATCCAATACTGCCGATGTTGTAATTCAATTATCAAACAGTAGGCGTGAAGAAGATTTACTTGAAGTGATTTCCGTAGTGAACCAGTATGGAGAGGTTGTCGAAGATGAGTAAGCCAACAGAACTTGAACAAGAGTGGCTAGACAATGCCGAAGATGGTCAGAGACAAGCGTGGATAGAACAGCACATAAAAGTCTGCCCTTGTAGTAAGCACGAATGTTCCAAGTCAGATAATTATGTCGAGCAGGGATTTCATTGCGAAGATTGTTTTCGTGATTGTGTTGAAATTGAAAATGAAAATGAAAATGAAAAGGAGATAAAAAATGACTAGAGATAATCTAATCAAGTTTCTAGAAGAAACTTACAAACCAGATGAAGAACTAATTTGGCAAACAATCGAATTTGAAGATGTTGCTGGAGAAATCGAAGACGCTACTACTGAACTATGGGAGGCGTTTGTTGATTCGCAGGAACGCTATTCAAGTGTTGCCGATTCATTCAGCAGAGATGTTGCCGATGAGTTCAGAACTTTCGTGGAGGAAAACAATGAGTAAAGCGAAACAGTATCACTTTGTAGTTATGTATGACACCGAAACTAAGAGTTGGTCTACCGAGCCAGATGTTTCAATCAACTTTGATTCGGGAGATGTTTGGAACGAGGAAACGCAAGATTGGAGTTTCAATACTCTTGAAACAGATGAGGCTAACGCAATCACAAACGCAATCGGAAAAATAATGAGTGAATTGCCTTCGGTAGATTACTGAACTCGGTAAATAAAAATGCCTAGACTTTGGTCTGGGCATTTCTCTTATCACGAACCACCGACATTGGACTTTTTCATAGGGGGCGGCGTTTTTTCACCCCACAATAATTATTTAGTAGACTCTGGTCTATGTATGTAGCAGAACTGGTCAAGATGATTTACGCTGAACCCGACAGGATTGGGTTTGTGTTTGGTCTGAAAACTGGTGAGTTTGTTGCTGTCTTATGTCAGAACATAACTGGAAGAGAGGAAACTTCGGTCTTCTTATGTGATAGAGATGGCAAAGAAATCGACTTTTCCAAATCACTTGCCTCAATCAAGAGAGTTGATGTCGAACACGCCCTAAACCTGCTAGGACACACCAAAACGCTTGACAAATGAGGCACAGAGGCTATACAATTGTTAGTGTGGATACGGATAGATGGTATCCTGTAAAGACAACTGAATAAGTATTGGGAGAACCAAAACAAACAACGACCCTAGAACTAAACGAATGTGAAAGGTAGGTCGCCTAATGAAATGGTTGATAGCAATCATAACTACTGTGATTCTTGGAGGATGCGTATCATCTTCTTCGGTAGCAGTTCCGTCAGAAATCAGTAGTAGTAGTAGTAATAAAACAGTTGAGAGTTTGGAACCTCAAACGCTGAAAGTATTTTCTGTCAAGGAATTACAAAGACAAGACAAACTGAAAAGTAATAAGAAAAAAATAACTCAAGCAGTAAAAAAGTTGCTGAACCGAGTTGGCAAAACTCGCTATGTATTCTCTGGCTCTACTCCTTACGGATGGGATTGCTCTGGGATGGTGATGTGGGCTTATGGTCAGATGGGCAAGGAACTTCCCCATTCAGCCACAGAACAGTCCTACGCTGGTCGTAGAGTCGCTCAAAAGGATAGGAAGGTAGGCGACATCGTAATCTTTGGATACAGGGGCTACAAGTCGTTCTACCACTCTGCCATCTACATCGGCAAGGGCAAGATAGTAAATGCCAATCGAGGATTCGGTGGCACACACATCCAACACATTACGGAATTCGGAGACAACCGAATAGTTTATGTTCGGGTGCTTGAAACTCCATAGCACTCAAACGAAAGTAAAGAGCCGGGCACTCAAAGTGCCTGGCTTTTTTCGTATTTTGATTTTTAGGGGTGAAAAAGAAGATACCCCTGTTATTTGACATAAGATTCTATAAGTGCTAACCTAGATTTATGGTGCTAATCACCTACACCGAAAAAGTGTAAAATAATAAAGAAAGCAGGTATAACAAATGGCAGAAACAATGAAAGTCCGTGTATCACTAGACTTCGAGGTAGACAAGTCTTCGATAACTAATGACGAGGCTCAAACAATGGAGTTCGTTCGAGAGAGTCTGATTGAAGTAGTTGGGCATTATGCCGAACTCGCCTCCAGTCCTACTTACCTCGGTCCGAAGGTAGTCGTATCTATTGGTGAAGATTCTATAAACAAGATTGACTAGACTGGCAACATCTGTTATACTAATAGTGTAAGAGTGTAAGACGAAAGGACAATTACGAAATGGGATTACAAAATCTATTAGGAATCCTCGATTCCGATTTATCATTTGAAGACAAGATAAGACTTCACTTGACTAGCAATGTCTATCCTCCTGTTCCAAAAGAAATGCTACAAGCGTGCGTGCTTGCTGTTTACTTATGTTCAGATGGAGAGGCAAACACCGATGTATCTTTACCTGATGGGGCGACCTATCAAGGAAGAGACTCTGCCCCGGCTGGAAAGATAGTGGAGAACTTCCACCTCAACCTGTTCGTGAACTACGGAGACGAAGGGGAAGATGATGGCTAGTGTTTACCGATACGAAATCTATGGGTTAGAGCCAGTAAGGGTTGTAGAGATTGTTGCTAACTCAAAGAGGCACGCAGAGAACAAACTTGAAAATGTGTTTCCAGAATACACAGGCAGAAAACTTGAAGGCTGGAAATTCATAGAAGAGGAAGACATTGACGACTACTTAGTCGCCTAACAAAAAACACAAAGACGAAAGACAAGGAAAGTTATGGAATTCAAAGTAGCGTTTGGAGATGTAGTAAGAGAGTTGCGAACGGAAAGACACCTAACGCTTAGAGCGTTGAGTAAGAAAGCCAATGTTGCTCTGGGATACATTTCCGAAGTAGAGCGTGGTCATAAAGACGCGTCTTCGGCAGTAATGAAATCTCTGGCTAAAGGTCTAGATGTTCCTATCCACCAAATCGTAATCGAAACTGGTTATCGAATGGGCGTTTGGGAAAGTGAAGACTTGACACTCGAAGAGATGGTAATTGACAAACCGATTTTAGTTTGATACTCTGGGATTGAAGGGAAGTATAAATGAAGTATGTGTTTAGAAGAGCGTTAGTTGGAATCATAATAATTCCTGTGGTCGCTATGGTCTGGGTTCTGTTTAGTGCCATTCTTGGAATGGTATTTGCTTTACCGATGTCAAGTGTCAATCGAGTTTGGAATGACGGATTGTGGCTAGGATTGCTAGCAACAATTATGTTCGCCATCATCCCCCTATTGAACGGAAAGAGACGATGAAGTATTTTCTAATGGGGCTTGGTGCTTATTCAGTAGGAATGGGCTGGTTCTTTATGGAACAGAATGACTCTGCTGTTTCGTGGGCTATCGGTTCATTTTTAGGACTGATACTAATCTTCGGTGCTGTCGTATTGGCAATTGCCGATTTATTCAAAGAAAGAAAGTAGGAAACAAATGGGAACAAAAATGTATCAACCTTTTATAGATGAGATTCAGTCTCTAGGTTCTATCCAAGCAACCTTGGCTATTGTCGAAACAACCAAGGCACTCCAACAGTTGCTAGGCATTATTGAATCCAATGCCGAACTAATTGCTACAAACTCTAGGGCTGTTGAACTGGCTAACCAAAACATCCAAGGCTTGAACGAAGTCTTTGAGGCTTTGAACGCCAGACTCGATGAGTTGAATAAGGCTTAGGTCTTAGATAAACCACCCAAGAAAGTCAGCCTTCGGGCTGGCTTTTTTTTATTATTCGGGAAAGTTCGGGTGAAAAAGGTCATACCCCCTGTAATTTGCGACATACGGAAATGGTATTGACATTTGCTCGGTATCTGTTATACTGGAACTGAAGGAGATGGTAAAATGAATAAAGCAAGCGAGAGACAAATCGGATTCATTGAGAGTCTATTGACAGAGCGTATCTGGGATAAGGCTGTCGATGTAGCAAGTCTGTCAAGTAAAGAGGCGAGCGACCTAATCAGCAATTTACTAAAAGCACCGACAAGCATTGTAAACAAGATTGGAATTTACCAAACTGAAGATGGCAACATCTACCGAGTCCAACCAAGTAAGAGTTATGCCAACAGACTTTACGCTAAGAAACTGGTCTTTACTGGAGGCTGGGAGTATGAGGCTGGGGCAATCTATCGCCTAAAGGAAAGTGAGCGAATGACTTTGGAAGAGGCTAAAGCGTTTGGAACTTCTACTGGTCTTTGTTGTGTTTGTGGAGTTTTCCTGACAGACCCTAAGAGTGTCGAGCAGGGTATCGGTCCAGTCTGTATAAAAAACTTTAGATAGATACTTGCTATTTAGTATTTGTCTGTTATACTGGAACTGAAGGAGAAGTTATGTTTGATGATTTGAAAACCCCTGTCGAGATTGACACTAAACTTGCCGAATTCTATTACGAGCAAGATGGATTGAAATTCGACATTACAAATCTTCGTAGCCGAATCGAAGGCTATGCCGAGCGTGAATACTACGCGAGCAATAAGGCTAAGGCAGAGGCTAAACTTGAAGAGTTGCTAGAGCGATACTCGATTGTGTTCGCTAGCGTTCAGATACTAAATAAAAAATACACAGGCTGGTCTCGTGCCTTCCTAGTCAAAAATTCAAACGGACACATCCACGCCTCGATGAATTGTGGAACTTGTTTTCCAACTACTCAATACATCTGGCTTACTGATTTATCTGGACAAGACAGATTAGAGATTGCTGGTCTTGCTGGAGAGAAGGCTTGCTCTGTTTGTTATCCCGATGCTCCTAGTGAATACTTTTTACGGAAGTGCCAACTTGAAGACCCTTCAGTAGTGAAGGCTCGAGAAGAGCGTGCGATTGCTAAAGCCGAGCGTGAGGCAAAAAGAATTGCTGTCGGTATCTCAAATCCAGATGGTTCGGAGTTGCGTGTCGCATCTTGGTCTGGGTCTTACAAAGAGACACTAAAGACAGAGAGAACTGCTCGCATCTGGGCTAAAGACCAAATGGTTTGGGTTGCCTCTTCTAGTTCTAAAAAAGATTACAGACTAGAAAAAAGAGCAGAGACAATTGTTGAAATCGAAAAAGTTTTAGTTGCGATTGCGAATAAAACAGGGCAGGATTTAGAAGTAGTGCGTGCCGAGATTTCAAACAAAGCAAATAAAGACATTGTGAAAATTCAGCGTGAGCAGAGAGAGTGGGCTAAGTTGAATCCACAATACGATAATCCAGAGTTCAGAGAAGAATACGAAATAGTAAACGGAGGTAAGTAATGAGTTATGACATTGGTGGAGGATACGATGGCTGGAGAACAGCAACGCCCTGGGATGATGAGCGAGAGATAACTGTTTGGTTCGAGTGTGGCGAGTGTGAAGTCGAAAACGAAACTGAAGTTATGGTCGGAGGTCGCTCTGGCGATGTTGATGTTGAATGTGCCGAGTGTGGCAAGAATAACAGCGTGGGGTTTGGCGATGACTAAAATTCCTAATCACAAAATAGAAAAAGAAATCTTGGCACTTAGACCATTCGAAAACTACAACGGAACTATTGTTGCCACTATCGAAAATGGGTTCTATGCTATTCGCCATTGGGAAACACAAATCCTGATGTATGACACACTCAACTCGGAGATTATCTATCTAACCCCCGGAGTAATCTCTCAAACAACAGGGAGACTGGTTGGGCGTATCCTTCGGAGTCTGCCTCGTAAAGCGATAGAGAACTATCTACTGGCTAGCAACCTAACTGGCTACGAGCGAAGTCGAATCGTTCGGATGGCTGGGCTGGAAGTTCACTTACCATAGACCACCGACATTACAAAAACTGGTAGCACAAACCACCGACATTACGGGGGGCGGCCATTATTTCACCCCCATCTTATGTAATTATTTCTGCTACAATAAATACAACTAGAGAAAGAGTTATGCTGTGAAAAAATCTATTGAAGGATTGACCGATTCAGAGATTGTTGATTTCCTCAACCAATACAACAAAGGCGTAGAGAACAAGATTCTCGATTTCAATAACGAGTATGACTTTACGGATGAGGCTCTGTTCAACATAGTTGTAGCAGTCGAGTATCT